GTAGAACTCAAGGTTGACTGAGGAGAGGCAACAGACTGCTGTGCGCTCTTCACTTGTTGCGAGATGGATTTCGTTGCAGAGGTTACTGCCATTAATTGACAATCCAAGTTTTCTTTGAGCTTCCGGTAAGCCTCGTCTGGCTGTGTCGATAAAGTTAAGGTAAGGACTGCCAGTTCTGAAGCGAGCCTCAAGGATTCGTTGCCACAGTTTGCGAGCTTGGACTGTATCTCTAACAAGTCCTGTACTTGGGTCTGTAAGGTTCCATTCTGTATCATTGATTACTGCCTCCATAAAAGCATCAGTAATGTTTACTGCATTGAATAAATTAAAACATTTGCGATTGATGTCACCACCAGTCGCTACCTTGAAGGATACGAACTCTTCGATGTCAGGATGGCTTACGTCTAGGTAGGCCGCGTAGCTTCCCTTCCGTGTCTTCCCCTGCTTGTACGCTGTCATCTGAGCGTCCACTACCTTCATGAATGGGATCGGGCCGGGAGCTTTGTCGCTGATCCCGCGAACGTCCCCCCAATGCCCACCCACACCACCGCCCTTTACGGAAAGCCATGCTACTTCACCATTATGCTCAATAAGAGAATTAAGATTGTCCCCCACATAAGTAAGGAAACAGCTAATAGGTAGACCACTAATCTTTCCGTTCGGTTCTGGGGCATTGCTGAGGACAGGGCTAGCAAACATGAACCACCCTTTTGAAGCGTAATCGTATATACGCTGTGCAAGATCGAGGTCATTGCCACAATAGGCCACACTAGCACGAGCAAAAGCCTCTTGAGGGGAGTTTTCATGCTCAAGCATGTAGTAGTCCTGCATGAGCTTAATTGCTTGATCACTGAGGCGAAAGTCTCTTTCATAATCAATCGTTATCCCAAGGTGTTGGTTCATCGAATTCTCCAGTGAGGTATTCATAATTAGTTTCGATATAGTCCGCAAAACGGGCTACAAGGTCTTCAGAGGTAATCTCTAGAGTCTCTAGAAGAGTTACCTCATCTAACTGTGCCAGCTTCTCTTTAAGTTCTTGTAGAGTAATCAAGACACGAACCTACTATTTTAATACATCTCGATCAGCTTGTCAAGGTAATGACGAGCTTTCTCTAGATCTATCTTTCCACCTTTATCATCACATCTTGCTAAATATTTGATAACATTACCTTTGAGGAAGCCTTTGAATTGCTCTTCAGACATCCAAGCCTCCATAGCCTCCCAAGGTTGTATCAATTTAGAAGTGTAATGAGCCCCTCCGACTTGCAGTTCATTCGCACTCATCTTCTTTGCCTTTGTAGTAGACACCTAGCTCTTCACCGATATTGAATGTATAGCCGTATGAAGCCTCTAGAGTGCTAACAATATCGCCTAGAACGTCATTCCAGTTTGCAGAGTCTTCATAGACGCCATTGAATGATTGTTCTTTACCATAAAGGCTGATACTGAAGTTGACACGAATTTTATCATCGTCTGGACCCCACATAATTTTACCCCTTCACTAAGTTTAAAAAATGTTCTAGATCTACGATAGCCAATGGCTTGGATCTATTCTGTTTGACAACTACAAGTGGTTCGTAGTCGCCGCAGTTTGTTAAGCATTGATTGTAGTAGTTGTATACTGCAATCTTTGCAAGGTTCTTACACTCTACAGAGTATGGGAAGACCTTTCGAGCGGCGGGGGACAACTGGACATCTTCTCCAGATTGCCCCATACCAGTACTGCGAACATCGTCCGGCTCAAGCGTTGGGAAGCGCTCTAGAATGCCATCACGGACTGTTTGCTGTAGCTTACGGCCTTTAGCTTTTGCTGATTGTGCTTTCATCTGCTACCGGTGGTTTAAATGAATCTCCGACAGATCGGAGCATGTACAACAAATGACCGTTCTCTATTGCTCGATCATATCCTAACTTCTCAACAATGATTTCCCACATTTCCTCAACAGTTTTCCCTTCCAAAAGAGCGGTGGCGCGTTTCTCTCCTATGCCATGAACTCCTTTGATATTATCTACCCGATCTCCTGTCAGGAACTGTTTATAGAAATTGAAATCTGCTGTCTCTTGGTCAACGTAATATAGGAGCCCTTTAGCAAAGTTGAAGTGCCAGCCAACAACTTGATCAAGGTCTTTATCCAAAGATACGATGACACCTTTATCTCCCAACTCAGTAGCCTCAATTGCAACTGCGTCATCCGCTTCAAAGCCTTCCCAGATAGTAGCGTCCCATGACCATGCAAGATAGTTCCTGAGAGCTTTATAATGAGTCGGCTTCTTTGTGCCTGTTCGGTTTCCTTTGTAAGGAGCGGTAACGGCAACCTCATCCCTGAAGTTGCTTTTACCTGTGAGATGTAACGTCCATGTTGTGCAGTAAGGAAGATCAAACATAATCATGTCTTCCAAGTAGACAGCCATCGTTTTGATCGCCATCTCCTCAGTCTCTTCATGTGTAGCGAACCCGATGCGGTACACGAGAATGTCCGCATCAATGATCGCGTGATAACACATTAGAGGATTTCGTCCTCATCGTCGTCGTCGATAGTGACCATGTCCTCGACAGAGTCTTCGTAACGGATGAGATCCGTGACAACAAGTTTACGCAGTGATGGTGATACCCCTGCCTTGTTCTTGTACTGCCACTCATAGAAGCCTACAAGAGCGATGCCCTTGGAGCCATTACCAATCTTAACAGCCTGTGCGGATGGCTCGCCGCTGTCTGTTTGAGGGAAACCAGTCAACTGCATCCCATCAGTATCGTATGACTTAATAGTCATCTTAGACTTACAAGTAATGAAATTACCCATCTCTGGATTATTTTCTTTACTCTTAACTTCGATACCCATTGATTCCAAAGCCTCAACAGCCGCATCAGACAGATTACAAAGGTCTACCTGAAACTTCTCTGAGTTATCATTGACGCGATCCGTAGATGCCCAATAGATATCGCACTTAACTTTTACTCGTTCCATCACATTCTCCTTACTGGTGTGATACTAATATTATACCATATGTTACACTAATGTGTTTCATACCAATTGTTACCAATCTTCGCTTCAGCGTCTACAGGGACACGGAAGCCAAGTACTTCTCCTGCGCGTTTTGCGCTCTCAATCATGATGCCTGCAACTTGGTCAGCAACTTCCGCCGAGCATTCAACTTGAATCTCGTCATGCACAAAAGCAACTTGCCGTGCGTCGAGTTTGGCTTTACGAATGGCTTTGTTGGCTTCAACAACCCACTGTCCTGCAATAGTACCGCCACATCCTTGGAGGAGTGTATTAAGTGCGGCATGTTCACTTCGCACCAATATGCGTCTACCGTCCAGCCCCGGCACATACCCTTTGTTCGCAAGGCGCGAAACTTTCTCCATAAGTTCTCGTAGCTTAGGGGTGTTACGATAAAAACGGTCAAGTATGGCTTGCCCTTCTTTCGCACCTCCTCCGACAATACTACCAACTTTTGCTGATCCAGCCCCGTAGAGTACAGCATACTGGAGGGTCTTCGCCTGATCTCTCGTGATCCCTGCGGCATCAGCGTTCTTCTGGTGGACATCACCATTGAGTAACTCCTCTGTCCATTCATCATCTTGCATGTAATGGGCTAAACATCTAAGCTCGATTCCCGAAAGGTCCACTCCACATAAGACGTTACCTTCATCGACTGTAAATAACTCACGACACTCTTTGCCAAAAGGTTTCTTAACTGATGGCACTTGACCTAAATTAGGGCTGTGATGACTGCAACGTCCAGTAATTGTCCCATAAGGAATCACACGACCATGTACACGAGAATCGTTTTCATCGACATGTTTTAACCATGAGTCGATCAGACCGACACGTTTCTGCAACATCAAGTACTCACCAATCTGTTGAGCCTCTGAGATCTCTACCGTTTCGAGCGTGGTTTCATCGACGATTGGTTGACCCTTCTCAGTAAACTTAGTAGGCGTCCAACCCAGCGTCTGTAGGCGTTCCGAAATCTGCTTTCTCGATCCGACATTAAAAGGTGTAACTCGATCTTTAAGTCGTTTTCCTGTTTTCTCACTCCAACGCTCCTCAACTATCGGTTGAAATATCGTCTGCAACTCAGCTTCAATAATTGCCATTCTGTCAACCAGAGTAGCATGTAGCATCTGAGCTTTAGGGATATCCAGTTTAAAACCAGTCCGTTCTTGCTTACATGTTTCCATAAAGAGGTCATGCGCGAGTGTGATGGCTTTGTTTGGGTCTCTCCACTTTGCATAATGTGTCATGATCTCCCTGTACACACGAGTCGTTAGACGAACATCTTGGATGCAGTATGTCTCCATCTCTTCAGTCCATCCGCCATTGTAATCACTAAACTCGATCTTACCGTCACCACCTAAGCGCACACCCCAGGCTCTGAGGCTATGTCCGCCTTCGACCACTGGGTTCAGTAGTCGTGAGAGTACCAGAGTATCGACAGCCTGTGACTTCTTGATGCCGACACCCCATAGCTCTTTAATCTTTGGAGCGTCAAAGCCGATCAAGTTATGTCCGATCACTTCATCATACTGAGGTAACAAAGTCTCTAGAGTCTCCGGTCCGTGATGGACCAGAACCTCACCTGTGTCGTGATCTTCAGTTACACAGCCCCAGATTATACTGTGTTCCGTGTTCGTCTCGATGTCGAGCGTTAGTCGTTTCTTGTTTGACATCTAAAATCACCTTTCTAATTACTGTTGGTTCAATCATAAACCATTCATTGTGCCATTGTACCAAACGTGGGTGTGACTTAAGAATATCATGCACACGCTTTTCAGCATTTTGACGATTGTCAAAGTGTTCATGGAACAGTAGTTCATAATCACGGAACGGTGAGCTTGTCTGGTAACTCTTCAGCCGGTCTTTGGCATCGATAGCACAACCAACCTTGAACCATCCTTCAAAGGCTTTGTTGTAAATGATATAGACCTCACCGGCCTCGACTTTCTGTACTGCCGATATCGGAGCAACGTCCAGTACAGAGTTGTATCGACCCGGTTTCCAGATATCCTTAAACCTCATGTCCTTCTTAGATATGTAGCCTATCCCTTTGATAAACATACGATTAGGGTTAGTGCTTGGGTTATGTTGTTTCTGGAATTGTTTCATACAGTCTTTGCACATCGGTTGTAGACCGTCAGATTTTTTAGAATGTTTACTAAACTCTGTAGTCTCTTTGGATGTGTTACAACGATTACAGTGCTTCATGATCACTTCCTTATGTATTTCTCAACAAACTGTTCTGGATCTTTATAATAATACCATTTGTTCTTTCCTTTGACTCTCCACTTTGGATTCGCTAGAGACACAATGAACTTATTGTTCACTGTAATCAGACCACCGCCGGTTCGTTCGACTTTAACGCCTTGCTCTAGAAAACCAATAATGACTAATAGACGGTAGATTTCCTTACGATAAGGATTGCTGTATTCCATCTTGTCATAGTTATGCTCTTCACAGGCTTTTGATCGTTCAGCCTCTTCTTTAATTTGTTCTTTGAGTTTTGGAATATCGTCCTCGGTGTAAGAGTTGCCTACACCTAAAGCCGCTTCATTAATATGAAACATGTTTGAATATGGATTCATAGTGCTTCCTCGTCTATCTCTGACATTCTACCGGTAACCAGACTGTAGAGTAGACTACAGGCCGGTCCGGTAATTCCTGAGAATCGGTTCTTCAATACTCTTACACGGGTTGTATTTCGTTCATTGGCATCGTCGGCTTGTCCATTACGCTCTAGACCGATCACCATGTCCGATAACTGAGCGATAGCGCCTGAGCCCCTAAGTTGCGCTAAAGACGTTGCCGCTCCCTCTTCATGTCCTTTGTTCTCTGGGCGCTTGAGATGAGACACAACGATCAATGCGACACCAGTTTCTTGGACTAGCATCCGTAGCTTAGTCATGATCTCATCAATAGCCTTACGCTCATCACCATTAGATTGAGCAGAAACAATAATGCTAATGTGATCCACAAAAATATAATCACATCCAACCACTTTGGCGAGATATCTAACGCGATTGACAATGTTATCAACATCACTTGAGCCAAAATGATCAAACATGAAGAGACGATCAGTTCCGAGAGTCGCTTTGAACGCATCATCTTTCTCCTGTTGTGTTGACTCTGTGTCCGGTAAGTGTAGAGGCTTGTTAGCCGCTAGAGACATCAGAGACAATCCAGTCTTCCTAGTTGACTCTTCCAAGAACATCAATCCAATGTTGGACGAAGTGCTTTGCAGGATGTGCCAAATAATCTCTCGCAGAAACTGAGACTTACCGAGCCCTGATCCTGCCGTTACCGTCACCAGTTCTTGTTTACGGAGCCCGTATGTCAGTTTGTTCATTCCTTCAAACGGATAGTCACAATCGGCTTTAGCCAGAGGCTTCATCACCTCATCATACAATGATGTACCGGCAATGATCCCATCCGGTGTCCAGCGCTCGGCCTTCCAGAATGCAGAGACAAAGTCAGCAGTGCGGTTATCAGCAAGGTAATCACATGCATCCTTCATTCCATTGACATGCTTAAAACACTTAGCCTTGTGACTAAATAGCTCTGCACATTGTGCTTGCGCCTCTAGACCCGGTTTATCATTGTCAAAACAAAAGATCACCTCATCAAAAGAGTCGAGGTAGTCATAGTTGGCTTTACAGTCCTTTAGAGCCGACTGAGCCCCATTGCGTACCGAGACCACCGGTGTCTTATATGACATGATCTGGTGTGCGGCCATCGCATCAAATTCACCTTCAACGACCATGACATACTTCTGACCGGCAGAGAATACACCTTGTCCAAATAGCTCTGTCGCGTCTTTCCAGTTACCTTCAATCCGAAACTCTTTCTCACCATTGACTCGGACCTTGGCGGCTCTATTACCTCCAAAGGGGAAGACAATGTCAGAGCCTCTTAAACCAACACTATAGACCTCTGAAGTCTTTACATTGATCTTCCTGTTCGGGAAAGCCCTGTAGATTACCCCCTCAGACGCATTGTAAGCCTCTGTATCGGACGATCTCTCTTTGAGTGATATCACCCTACCTGACTGCATGTAATCCCCTCTAGTTACCTCTGATTTCTCTGGTGGAATATTCTCACCACAACTAAAACATTTGCCCCAACCTTTGTCGTCAATCGCGTAGGCATCACTGCTGTCGCATTTAGGACATTCCAGGGTGTGTTCAACGAACGCCATAAGATTCTATAGCCTCTTCAAGTTTTGCATAATGAACAATCGCGGGTATCGCTTTACCCTCTGCAGGCTTCAGCGAGTCCACCATAGACTTCCAAGTGTCGTAGGCAAACGTATCATCGTTCATGTCCGCCTCATTGAGCAGGAAACAGGCCCAAAGGTAGGCGCATTCGCCTGTTAAGCCTGTGGTGCATCCGTATGGTCTTTCAATGAAGGGAGTCTTACTCATCACGATCATCCAGTCTTAGTTGGATTATTGTCTCATAGCGTCTGATGAGGTTACTGAGTTGGTTATGAAGATGATCCATCGCAATTTCATTGCATTCATTCTCGCACCATAGATCTTCCAAGATCGTATCGCTATGAGGTTCTTGTGAATAAAGATGATCACCTAGTCGTCTCTTTAGCTCTACCATGAGGTAGAATGTGTCTAGTTCACTCATTCTCTTCTCTCTCTGCTTGTTTCTCACGCTCTTTCAATTGGTTTAAAGCGTAATACAATTCATACCAATCGCCTTGGTTGTCAATGTATTCCGATAGCTTTTCCAAGAAATCGGCTACACCCCAAGATCGAATATAATCCGAAGCGATACATAACGCAATGTGTAACGACATCTCTTGTGCTGATGTCTCGAAATCTTTGTGTTCCATGTTTTGTTCCTTGTTCGGTCTCTATATAGTCTCTCTATTAGTTATTATTAATAATATTATAATAATAATCTAAAGAGCTATATAGACTATATAGACTATATAGAGAGGGTATCATCAATCATCAATAATGTCAATCACATCATTAATATCCATATTGTCTGGATTATCAATGACATAAACGTCTTCTTTAATGTGTTTATAACAATCATTACAAAGATCTAGAAACTCACCGGTTGTCATAGACTTCCTTGTTGACTCATAGTCCGTTAATGATTTGTCACATGCTTTGCATCGCATCTATTTAACCTCTTCATAGCTCTTTAGAGAAGAGAAAATAGCATAGATTACACCAAAAGTCTAACGTGACGCTTGTTAGTCATCAGAGACTGTAAAGAAGACGTAAGCGCATCCAATGATAACCGTCCATGTGATTAACATGGTTATGTCTTGGTACATGCGTTGCCCCATGCTTTAGTGATCATCCAATGACCTCTTGGCACACTACCCTGCCATAGCTTTTCAAAGTTTTGCTCACTTACTGGCCTCAAGTGTAGATTGTGAGCCTCTTCGCGCATCTCTAGCTTCAGACGCTTCCGGTTCCTGCTCACATAGCCTCTAACGCTTGTCGCGCTCTTACCTACTCTTTGACCAATATCGGCGGATGTGAGCCCTTCACGCCACAGTTTCTTTAATAACTCAACCTGTTCTGGCGTCCATTGTACCTTACCAACCATAAATATACCTCTCTAACGTATTGTAAAGCTCTGTGAGCGCCTTTCGGCGCTTCAGAGTATCCTAGTACTTTGATTCCTCTATGCGCTTCTCTTCAAGCTCTATGAAGAGGTCTACGCGCCACTCTTCTTTATAGGCTTCAGCGAGCTTTAGAGTTTTGTACTCTGGTAGTTGATTGTCCCACCATGAATACATGCGACAAGATGACACATAGTCGCCTAGTTCATCTTCAATGTCAGACTGACAAAACAAGTCTATAAACTCATCTAGTAAAAGCTCATCGACAAAGATTGAGTAGTCCTTGAAGTCTGGATAGTGTTCAGAGACTTCATAGTATGCGGCATAGGCTTTAGAGTCTTG